GTTTCCCAGTCACGATCAAGGGCTTGGGAAAAGAGCTTTCGTGATGGAGGCTTGAGCCGAAGCGAAGCCTTGCTGGCGACCAGCATTGCTCGCAAGTTGTTCCCTCGTGAAGAGGGAGTTGACGAGCCACAGCATTGCGATGATGCTACGGATGTGCTCTTGTCACTCAGGCGTCTCAGAGAAGACGTCAATCAAAGGAGAAGTTGAAATGAACAAGACCTATGGAATTCCTTCTACCGGGAAAGCTCCGGAGAGGAAGGACGGCAATGAGTTGATGGATGAGATCAAGAAGACCATCGACGAGATCGGCGCTGATTTTTCTGCCTTCAAGGAGACGAATGATCAGCGCTGGAAGGAGATCGACAAGAAGAAGGCTGGAGACGTTCTCTTGGAAGAGAAGCTCGACCGTATCGGGAAGAGCTTGGACGCTTTCACGGAACAGAAGAACGCTCTTGAAAAGCAGCTTGCTGCTGAGAAGAAGGAGCGCGAAGACCTTGAGCTGCGCATCTCCAAGGGAGAGCTTGGCGAAAAGGGCAATCCGGAGAAGGAACTGGAGCTCAAGGACTTCAACTTGTCTCTTGCTTCGCATCTCGCGGAACGTGGTCAGCAGCCCATTCTCTTCGATGAGAAGCAGCTTGGAGACTACGTGAAGGCGTTCAACACTTTCCTTCGCAAGGACTCACGCACGCTGAGCGCAGATGAACAGAAGGCTCTTTCTGCGGGCTCTGATCCTGATGGTGGCTATCTGCTCCCTCCGGCCACTGTTGGCTCCATCGTTCAGAAGGTCTACGAAACGTCTGAGATGAGGAGCATTGCTGATGTTATGAGCATCGGCACTGATTCCATCGAAGGTATCGAAGACCTTGGCGAAGCTGGCGCTGGCTACGCTGGCGAGGCTGCAACGAGCGGAGATACCACAACGCCGCAGGTTGGCAAGTGGGCGATCCAGTCTTGGATCATCGATACTGAGCCGAAGATCACCCAGAAGCTTCTGGATGATGCCAATGTGGACGTTGCTGCTTGGCTCGCCGCCAAGGTTGGTGACAAGTTTGGCCGCTTCGAGAATACCGAATTTGTTGCTGGCTCCACGAAGATCAGAGGCTTCACGAGCTACACCACTGCTGCTGACTCTGGCTCTGGTGTGACTTGGGGAACCTTCGGTCATGTCAAGACTGGCGTCAACGGAGCTTTCGCAGCTTCAACTCCTGCGGACATCCTCTTTGATGTGATGGGCCTTCTCAAGAACGCCTATCTGCCTGGTGCCTCTTGGGTGACTCGCCGGTCTGTGATCACCTTGATCCGCAAGTTCAAGGAGAGCACGACGAATGGGTACATCTGGCAGCCTGGCCTTCAGGCTGGTCAGCCGGAGCGTCTGCTTGGCTTCCCGGTTGTCCGGATGGAAGACATGCCCACGCTTGCGACTGATTCTTTGTCGCTTGCCTTCGGCAACTTCAAGGAGGGATACCAGATCATTGACCGTATGGGCCTGCGCACTCTGCGCGATCCCTACACAGCCAAGCCCTACGTGAAGTTCTACACCACGAAGCGTACTGGTGGTGGGGCCAAGAACTATGAGGCCATCAAGTTCGTTAAGTTCGCTGCTTAATGAACGCAACGAAGAAAAGGAGTTACTGAAATGCTTCGTGACCTTGCTAACACTCTCCACTTGAAGCGGGCCATTGCTCCCGTTTCCGTGTCCGACAATACTGCGCAGGTTTCTCAGACCTTCGATTGTCGTGGCTATCGTGACGTCATGCTCGCGATTGCTGCCGGCTCTCTTGCGGATGCTGACGTTACCTTCACAGTCCTCATTGAGGAAAGCGCCGATGACAGCAGCTATTCTGCAGTCGCAGACGCTGACCTTATCGGAACGGAAGCCCTTGCGGGGTTCCAGTTCGATGATGACAACGAGCCGCGCAAGATCGGCTACATTGGCATCAAGAGGTACATTCGCGCCACGATCACTCCGGCCAACAACGCCTCTGCTGCTCTCATGAGTGCCCTCTGGGTCGCCACTCCTGAGCGTCTGCCTGCAGCTAATCCGCCGGTCTAATGAATGACCGGGAGGGCTCGCCCTCCCGGTTGTTTTCAAACGGAGCGAAGAGATGTTCATTCCAAGCTTGTTGACTGCCCCAAGCGGAGACGTTCTCACGTTGGCAGAACTGAAATCCTCTTTGAGGATCACGCACACATTTGAGGATGCTCTTCTTCAGCGTTACATTAACGCTGCTGTTGATCGTCTTGATGGATACTACGGCATTCTTGGCAAGGCTCTTCTCTCTCAAACTTGGCAGGTATCTCTCCCAAGTCTCTCTTCAAAGATTTCTCTTCCATTCGGAAACAAAGTCAGCGCAGTCGTAGTCAAATATTATGACTCCCTGAATTCTCTTCAAACCGCATCCAGCTCTCTGTATCTGTACTACGACACAGTAACTGGCCCGATCATTGAACTTACTTCCGGCTCTGTGTGGCCTCAAGTTTATGATCGACCTGATCCTGCGTTGGTTCAGTGGACGTTTGGCTTTGGTTCAGGCTCAATTCCATCCGCGATAAAGGAGGCAGTCGCGCTGTTGGCGTCTAACTTTTACGAAAACCGTGCAGTAACGGACATCCAAGGCTTCAAGGATTTGCCGCCAGCTGCTCAGGCTCTCTTGTCTCCGTATTCTTCAGTCCCTATCTAGGAGGATAAAATGGCTGATCTCTCTCCAACTGCTGCCAACGTTCTTGCTGCTTCCGATGCAGTCACAGAGGTTGGAACCTTGGGAGCAACGGTTGTTCCCGGCGACGTCATGTACAAGGATAGCTCCGATGGTCTCTGGAAGCTGGCAGACAATGACAGTGCGACTGCTGCGGTCAAAATCCCGCAAGGCGTTGCACTCAACGGCGGAGGCTCCGGACAACCTGTGAAGGTTCTCAAATCAGGTGACCTCACGCTTGGTGTGATCCTGACTGCTGGCATCGCCTATTACCTTTCCGATACCGCCGGGAAGATTTGTCCAGTTGGCGATATCGTCACTGGGCAGACCGCAACGCTCATTGGCATTGCTCGCAGCACGTCAGTTCTTCGCGTCAACTTCACGGTATCTGGCGTCACAATCTAATGCTGCTCGACGTCAACAAAATGGATCGCATGATAACGGTCCTTCGAGCTCAAATCTCGAAGGACAGTTTCAATGCGGACATAACGACATGGCTCCCTTCTGCTGAAGTCTGGGCAGAAGCGGAGCCGGTCAGCGATGGAGAGAAGTTTCGTGCAGGGGAAAGCCTGTCATCAAAGGTTTATCGCTTTCGCATTCGTCACTCTCCTGAAGTTTCCGGCATTGATCCGAAGCATCGCATTAGATTTGAGGATCGCATCTATGACGTCAACGGAGTTAAGGAGATTGGACGCCGCATTGGGCTTGAGATAACGGCCACTGCAAGAGGGGATGCAAGGTGAGGCTCAATGTGAAAATCTCTGGCATGAAAGAGCTTGACCATGCACTGTCATTTCTTCCGAAGGCAGCAGCCAAATCAACGTTGGTGAGAGTTGCTAAGAAGGCAGGGCAACCGATTGCTGATCTCGCTTCCGATCTCGCTCCTGTGGATACTGGGGAGCTTTCCTCTTCCGTCTCCGTTGGAACTAGAATTTCCAATCGGATTGGCAAGAAGGAATACGCGCAAGTGATGCAATCTGGTGGCACAAAAGAAGAAGCTCGCTCAGCTCTCATTGCAGCTCGCGCTGGAACGTCCGGTTCATTTGCTGTAGTGTACGTTGGCCCAAAGAAGGCAAGAACAAAACGCGACGCAATCAAGAGAATTGTGCAAGAGTTTGGATCGAAGAGAATGCGTCCGAAGGCTTACATGAGGCCAGCATGGGATGCAAAGAAGAATGAAGCACTGAGGATAATTCAAACTGATCTCGGCAAGGAAATAATCGCAACTGCCAGACGGATTGGAAAAAGCAAGAGCGCACGCTACACAGATGCGATCAAGAGCAGCGCTTCTGTAGCGGCGATGCTGGCTGCGGAGGAGTGAGATGGAAGAGCAATTGGTTGCCATTCTTCTTGCCAACGTCGCCCTTGACGCTCTTGTTGACGGGCGCATCTTCTGGGCGAAGATGGAGCCAGATGAAACTCTCCCGAGAATTGTCATGAACGTGATTTCTTCAGTCACAGATTATCACATGACAGGTCCATCTGGTCTCAAATCAACTCGCGTGCAAATTGATTGCTATGGCCTGACATACGCAAGCGCAAAGGCAGTTTCTCGCGCTGTTGAGACTGTGATTAGCGGGTATCAAGGAGTTTCTGGAACCGTGAAATTTGACGGCATCTTCAAGATACAGGAGAGGGATGCAGTCAATGAAGACGCCACGCCAAGCGACTGGTTTGGTGTGTCTGTGGATTACGAAATCTTTCACAAGGAGAACTAGCAATGACCACGTCAGCCGCAATTGGCTATCAGACAACCTTTGGCATCAAGAATGGTGGCGGAACCTACGACAACGTAGCAGAGGTCACTCGCGTCAAGCTCCCCAACTATTCGCGCGATGCCGTTGACGCAACCAACATGGACAGTCCAAATACTTTCCGTGAATACGTTGCGGGATTGATGGATGCTGGAGAAGTGTCAATTGACCTCAACTACATTCCAAGTGCAAGCGATGCGATAATCGCGGCGATGGTTGCAGGAAGAGGCGATTTCAAGATCACTCTTCCGAATAGCGTTCAGTTCCTTTTCTCTGCAATCGTCACCTCTTTTGAGCCGGATGCTCCCATTGATGACAAGATGAGCGCAACAGCAACCTTCAAGATCACTGGTAAGCCGACGCTGGCGTAACGATGAACAAGCACAAGGGAGAGCTTGCAATAACGATTGGCGAGAAGACCTACACTGCTCGCCTTTCATCCAATTCTCTTTGTTCTCTTGAGACAGTCACTGGTCAGGATTCAATCCCTCTGGTGATCGGTTTCTTGACTGCGCTGTCTAAGGGGAAGGGTCTTTCAATTTCTCACATGCGGGCAATTCTCTGGGCAATGCTGCGCGAGCATCATTCTGAATTGTCTCTTCAGGATGCGGGAAATTTGATTGATGAGGCTGGAGTTAAGTACATCGGGAAATGCATCTCTGACATTGTCCCGCTGACTTGGCCAAAAGCCGATGAGGGCAGTTCCCACCCTCCCGGATCGTGACTGGGAAAC